GGCAGCGTCAGATGTGTATAAGAGACAGCACTATTCCTTTCATGATATATAATTCTAATAAATTCTTTTTAGATAAATTGTTTTTATTCCAGCTTTTAACGTCATCAGTGTTTTGGACAAAGTGGCTGTTGAAAAAAATGCAATAGTCACATCTTTCAATTTTAAATACTTTCTTTTAAAATTCTTTTAACTTTAGACTCAAAATTCAAGCTTAAGCCTTGCATTTCAAGAAAACGAACCGGGTTTATGTCTCGCACGTCCACGCCTGTTTTCAATGAATACTCGTTTAAAATTTCTTTTAACATGAACGTATTTGCCTCTGCTTCCATTTTTAACCGCTCCGCTTGTGTTGCAGTATACAGACCAGTTTGATGTCGGTGTTCGATACAGTGCAAAAGCTCGTGTTTAAGTACGAATTCTTGTTGATGTTCTTCCAGATTCGAGTTAATAAAAATAGTATTGAGATCCGGCAAGAAAACGCCTTTGACTGGCAAATTATCCATGTATGCAATTTTTACATCTAAATTCAATAAAACCACTTCTTTTTTATTTCTTAGTCTTTAAGTATGCTTTTAGAATTTCCTTCATTGCAGTTCTTTCTTCGTCGGTCAACGCTCTACCTTCAAAAGTCATCGCATTGTCCAACGCTTTTTCTAGATCTATATCAGTATGTGACGGAGTTTCTCTATCTAATAAATAATCAACCGAAACGCCGAAATAATCGGCGACTTTTTCCAAATCTTTAGCTTTAGGGTCCGCAGTTTTCCATCTATAAAATAGATTTTTGCTAAAACCTAAATCTTCAGCAACTTGTTGCAAAGACTTATCATGTCTTTGTGCAAGTTTTTTTATTATCTCAAACGTTGTCATATCAACATTCCTCATTCTTGCATTTTAGCATTATCAATCTTTTGCGAAAGTTCATTGAGCTTGTCGGCGAGAGTTTTTTCTCCGTGCTCAGTTTTTCAACATTAGAGTTGAGTTCGTCCAGCTCTTTCTTTTTATCGATAATTGATTGTTGAAGTTCAAAAGCATCCATTTGCTCAATAGACATTTTTGAATTCTTCCTTGACGTTCTCGTATAGGTCAGAAGGGATGCACCAAGTCTCGGCAAACTTTATGTAGCTGCAAGAGCTGTCGCCTTTGGATTCTGCATATCGTCTGATCAAGCCGATTGCAAACCTGTTGGCTGCTGCTTCATACTTGCTCCTGGCAGCATATGTTGAGTAGTAGCACGTGCCAGAATCACCATTGAGAACATGACCTATCTCATGCGCAATGATGAAAGGGATGTGTTCCTTTTTTTCGTAGTTGGTATTGATAATTATTGCCTGTCTGGCGGGAATTGCGCATGAAGGAACATCAGGTGGCAGCTCTCCAGTCAGCGTATATCCTATTCCATGGCTGAATGCAAAATTAAGTAGCCATTGAGTCAATTCATTCACAGTACCATCTCGTTTCGTTTTAAACTTAAGTAGGCCCAGGGGATATATTTCTTTCGATTGCATCTTTACCTAAGCAACTACTTGAAATTTAGACAACCATTCCATTTTTTCCGACCAAAGGAGAACAACGATATTGTAGTTCGAAAATGCCGCTAAAAACTTATCCGATATAGTGTTTGTTTCATTATTAGCCAAGACATAGAATTCTGTATCTGGCCTTAATTCACGAACATCAATAATACTGAGAAGCGGAGAAGTGTATGCTGTGGTAGAGGGGTTGTTTACCATTTGAATGGCCTGTTCTTTTTTCTTTTTACTTTTTCCCACTAAGAAGTTAAAACTGTTTGGATTTCCAGTTTTCCCAATAAAACTAGCATCGGAACTGAATTGCACTCCGTTATCCAGGAAAAAGTTTGCTACATCATCATAAAATAAATCGGCAACTTTTTCTCTTGATGTTTGAAGAAGATCACACACTTTGATTATGCATTGAACGAGTCTTAATTGTGCGCCTGGATATTGTTCCAAGGAAGAAATATCTATTGTTAATTCGTTGTTTGATTGCTTAACGCCGAAGTTTCTTAAGATTCTATCGAAAGTTTTTCTCCTTTTAGAATACTTACCTGAAAACTTAATACCAAGCATGCTTAACTCGTCAAGGGTGTAACCATCGTCTGTCAGGCAATACCCATTTTTGATTTTTACAATGTAAATTGTTATCCGGTCATTATACATATCAACAAACGGCGTGCTAATTTCAATGCAGCCATCTAGTTCGGAGAATTGGATTTTTTCTGTAGCCCACTTGAAGTATTCATCTTTTAGTTTTTGTATTGTTAATATTTCTGATTCCATGCTTGGTTACCTCCTTTTCTTTTTTAAATTTCTAAGTTTTTATTTTCGTTATATCTAAAATACTTATAATTAGCAGCATTTATTCTGTGTAAAACTTTTTTTAAGCAATCGACGAGATCATCCGTTCCACTTTTCCCAAGTTTAATACTTGCTAAAGGGTCTGACAATGGTATTGCAACAGAAATTCCGAAATCTTTATAATCAGCTAAATGGATATGAGGGCAAGGAATTTCTTGACCTGAATATTTATAGTTGCCAATAGGATTTATATGAGGGCGGCCGAATAAATCCACTCTTAGCAAAACATCAGATTTGTGCTTTGTCTCCCTGAGCTGAAACGTACACTTAGGTGATCGGTGTCCCTGCCTGTTTAAGTCAAAGTAAAAGTTATAATTCGTGCCTTTTAAATTCAGAATTCCGTATGTCCCATAATCAGGAATAGTGATAATACCATTATTCTCATCAACAATACTTTTCAGTGCGTTAATCAATGTGTGTACTTCATTTGTATCCAAAATTTAATCACCTCAACACTTCACTATTTCCCGTTCATGATCCGTCTAATTAGCTCTCTGTCTTCATCAGACAACGGCTTCCCTCGCCATGTCATAATTACGTCATCATCGGACAGCTCGACATCATCTTTTTTAGTTTCCTGCTTGTTTGGACGGCCCAGCAGGTAGTCGGTGGTGACGTTGAAGAGGGAGGAGATTTTGTCTAACTCTGATGTGCTAACCTTTCTGTTTCCTGACTCAATCTTGCTGATATATGAGCTATCTATACCTAGGCGAGTGGCCAACTCTTTTTGAGACCAGTTTCTGCTTTCCCGCAAGTTCACAATGTTGTTCCTTAATCTTTCTTCAGCACTAGTCATAATGCAGTCTCCTTTCTCGATGTGCGATTTACGCATATATTTATATTGCTATTGTAGCATTGAAAGCGATTTTCGAAATAAAAAATGCAAAAAAAGCAAAAAAATATCAAAAAGGAGGGTTTACAATGCGAAATTCGCATGATAATATAATAACCGTAATAGAAATGCGAAAAACGCATTTAAAAAGGAGGTGGTAAAATGCCCGAAATCAATCTCTCGTTCATCAGAGAACGGCGCAGAGAACTCAAGTTGAGTCAGTCTGAAATGGCAAAAAGCTTGAAGTTGCGAACGCCAGAGAAGTATTCTCGTCGTGAGAATGGGGAGTATAAATTTCAAGCGGTTGAGTTGCCTATTTTGGCTCAAACCCTAGAAGTCGAAATCCAAGACCTTTACAAGTAATTTTTTTGCTTACAATCATGCGAAAATCGAATGGAGGAAAAGACATGAACGAAATTCAAGAGTTTTATTTTAACGGGGACGCAGTGAGAACGCTCTTGCGTGACAACGAACCGTATTTTGTAGGCAAGGACGTGGCGGAAATTTTGGGATACAGCAATCCGCGGGATGCATTGAGTAAGCATGTTGACTCTGATGATAAGGGGGTAGCAAAATGCGACACCCTTGGAGGAACACAAAAATTAACGGTCATTAACGAGTCAGGCCTCTATAGCCTTATCCTCGGTTCTAAACTGCCGACTGCCAAGAAATTCAAACACTGGGTCACGTCGGAGGTGCTTCCTGCAATTCGTAAGCACGGTGCATATATGACGGACCAAAAGGCGGCTGCAATCGTGACTGATAAAGGGTCGCTTGCTGATTTGCTTCAACAAGCCGCTGAACAACTCAAGCGGAAGGATATTCAAATTGAGCAGATGAAGCCTAAGGCACTGTTTGCTGATGCAGTGTCAACAAGCGACACACCGATTCTTGTTGGCGAGCTGGCCAAGATTCTGCATCAGAATGGAGTATCGATGGGGCAGAACAGAATGTTCAGATGGCTGAGAGATAACGGTTATCTGATCAGCAAAAAAGGCACCAGCTATAACATGCCGACTCAGCGGGCGATGGAACTGGGACTGTTCAAGATCAAGGAGAACGCCATTACTCATAGCGATGGCCATGTAACGATTACCAAGACGCCTAAGGTTACAGGCAAAGGGCAAGTGTATTTCGTGAACAAGTTTGTCGGAGAGGAGGGGTTGGCATGAGTAAGGACCCATTTGGAAATAAAAAACAAATAACGCTCTACCTTCCTGCTGAATTAAAAGCGAAATTAGAGCAGGAAGCAGAGCGAAAAGGAATGCAAGTGAATGAAGTATTAAGCATCATTCTTTATGATTATTTTTTTGAAAGTGTTGAGCCAGAATGAATTCTATCTCTCTTCCAATAGAACGTTTATTGTCCTTTGCTGATTTTTCAATTGTAGCAAAGAGTTCCCTGTCAATGCGTAAAGTAAAGCGTTTATCTTCTTCTCTGGTAAATTTATCAGCCATAATTAACCTCCAATATTGATATGCAAAATGACGTCTTATTGACAATATTATAAAACAAATTCAAAAAAATACAATATTCATATTGACGTCAAAATGAATATGATATATATTATTAAGCGAAAGGAGTTGACGTCAAAAATATGACAAAAGAAAAAGTAAGGTTTACGTACCGTATGACACCAAAGCTATTTGAGGCTATATCAGACAAAGCAAACGAAAAGGGCATTACGATTAACGCAGAAATCACAAATATTTTGTGGAGACATTATTTTGGAAAGAAGGGGACGATGGAACGATGAACGAATTAATTGAAGTTAAAACAAAAGAAGATGTGCAAGTAGTGTCAGCTAGAGAGTTGCACGAAGTGTTAGGTGTTAAAACAAGGTTCAGTTTGTGGGTTAAACAAAATTTCAAACACTTTCGTGATGGCATTGATTTTACCAGCGTAGTTACAACTACGGAGGTTCAAAATAATGGAGGTGTTCAAGCTAGAGATTTACAAGATTATGTTTTAACTATCGAAACAGCTAAACATATTGCTATGATGAGCGGAACTGATAAAGGATACAAAATCAGAGATTACTTTATCAAAGTGGAGCAAGCTTGGAACAGCCCAGAAATGGTTATGAAGCGAGCTTTAGAGATTGCTAACAAGAAAGTCGAACAACTTAAAACTGAAAACCAAGAAATGAAGCCTAAGGCACTGTTTGCTGATGCAGTGTCAACAAGCGACACACCGATTCTTGTTGGCGAGCTGGCCAAGATTCTGCATCAGAATGGAGTATCGATGGGGCAGAACAGAATGTTCAGATGGCTGAGAGATAACGGTTATCTGATCAGCAAAAAAGGCACCAGCTATAACATGCCGACTCAGCGGGCGATGGAACTGGGACTGTTCAAGATCAAGGAGAACGCCATTACTCATAGCGATGGCCATGTAACGATTACCAAGACGCCTAAGGTTACAGGCAAAGGGCAACAATACTTTATCAATAAATTTCTGAAAGAGACCGCTTAATAATTTTAAGGAGGTGGGCGACATGATGGCGAATGGGTGGAAAACACCACAGGAAATCATGAAAGACTACGGATTAGAAAAATCAGCATTTGCAGAGCGTAAGCGAGATTGTATTGCTAATCCAGAGTATCGGGATGCGATAGTCCAAGACGGTCGCAAGATGACATACATCATTGAAGAGCGTTGGCAAGCATACTTGAGATATCGATCAGAGCAATACCGAATTAAGACGCTAGATCCGCACATCAGGAGAGGTTAAACAATGGATGGAAGAAAATCGTCAGCGGATTGACTGGCGGGCCAAGTTGCCAAGATAGGAGGAATTTGAATGGAAACAGAAAAAACTGTCATAGTTCCTGTCAGCACCCTGGGGTTGTTGATGGCCATGGCAGGAAGTACTGAATGGAAAACGGAAAGCACTAAGAAAGTCGTTGCCAGTATCGTTGGACTCATCAATGGCGTCGACGACATTGACACGAGAAATGAACTGAATGCCTATATAGTGGCGTTCGGTGCTCTGGAGATGCAATCTCGTGATGAAGACGCTGAGGATATAATAGACGGCGCCCAGAGAACTTTCGGGGACGAAATGCTTGAAAAAGTGCTTCAAAAAATCGAAGAGATTGAAACTATAAGAAAGAAAAGGAGAAAGAGAAAATGAACGAGAAGTAATTGGAATCGAGCAAACAAGAAGGCGACTGCTCAAGCAGTACGAGGAGGGAAACAAATGAACGAAGAAAAAGAAACACTAATCCCGGTGTCGGTTGCAGAACTTGCTGCACTAAAGGCTATGGCGATACTTTCTGATTGTAGGGTAATCGATTTTAGAACCATATTAAGTAGAATCGATGAACGAGCCGGAGACAACTCAAAGAGCCTCATCGGTTCAATATCACTGGCTTACGTGGTTTTTGAATATAAAAAAAGGGGAAGAGAGGAAGCTGCACAGAAAATCTTCGATGAACTGAAACCGGAGGTAGCTTCTTTCGTGGCAGAACTTTTAGATGTTTTAGAAAAAGAATGGAGGAAGAAGAATGAGTGAAGAAGAATTGCTTATTGCGTTGAGGTTAACGCAACACAATCACAAGGTTTTGATGGAACTCAAGGACAGACAACTGGAGGAGAAAAAATGAAAGCAGAATTTAAGGACGGGCATTTTACCGCATGTTACGGCGGAAGCACGATTTACGAGAAAAGCACGTTGCAAGGCATGACAAAATCGGATTTGATTGAACTAATCGAATGCGCACAACACAACTACGAAGTTCTGCTTGACGAACGCAACTATTTTCACGATATGGTTTTGAAAATGGATAAAAAATTATCAGAAATGGAGAAAAAATGAAAAATTTAAGTCAAATTAGGGAAAAACGTGAGGATATCCTGACAGACTGGACTGTCGGAGACATCACGGAAAACTGGGCATCGGAAAGAGTTATCTGCATTGCCGCTTTTCTAGAAGAACTGGATGGCGAAAAAGACGCCATCGTAAGGGGGTGATTTTATGGAAGAACAAGATCCGGAAGAAATTGTTAGAGATTTTGTCCGCAATGCTAAAAAAGCCCACAGCGTTCTGTGGGCGTTCGACCAACTCATTTTGAAGGACAGCAAGTGGTGGAAACCTCATGCCGCTCTGCTAAAAATGCTGACAGAGTTTGACAAAATCGACGTAGACTAAAAAACCGCCCAATGTAAGGGCGGTCATAAAAGATATCGTGCTAAGTATAGCACACTTTAGGAGGATTTTGAATGGAAGCCTTGAAAAAAATTGAAGTTAACTACACACCAGGAACAATCGCATTTCCGTCAGCGGATGCACTGAAGGCCTACGTGGCAGAAGTACTGACAAAAACAAAGGGCCTTGTTGCCACGGATGAAAGTATCAAGGCGACGAAAACGAGCCGAACAGAAGTAAACAAGCTTCAAAAGGCCATTGCTGACGTAAGAAAACAGTATAAGAAGGAGTGGGACCGGCCTTTCGTCGAGTTTGAAAGCACGCTCAAGGCTCTTGAAGGTGACTGCAAAGCCGCCAGCGCCGACCTTAAAGCTGCGATTGATAGCTTTGAAGATCAGCAAAAAGAGGAGCGCCGTAAAGCTGTGCAGGGGCTTATCGACGAGATGGCTCCTAATTATGGCGTCAGTGCTGACAAAATTGAAATCATCGATAAATGGCTGTTAAAGTCAACGGCCAAAAAGACAATTTTGGAAGAAATTGCCGAGTCGATGAAGGTTGCTGCAAACATGGCCAAAGAGGCTGAAAAAATCTCACGAGAATGTGTCAGTCGAGGAATAGTACCTGAGAGGTATCTGGATCTGCATCAAAAAGGGATGAGTTATATCGATGTCGAAAACCTCATCGAAAACGATTTGAAAAAAAACGAAGAGGTCGAGGACCTTTTCAAGGCTCATAGGCAAGCGGAAACAGCCGAAAAAAAGGCGAAGATGGTTGATCTCGGTGATGGGAAACTCATTGATACCGTTACTGGCGAGGTTAAGCAAGAATTGCAGCAAGTAAGCTTTACCTTGCGCGGAACTAAAGATCAGCTTGATAATTTGGCCAGATACTGCGTTCAAGCGGGAATCAACGTGATTAAGGCTAGTGATCGAGAAACAATCATAGAGTAAGGAGGCGGAATCATTGGAAGAAAATCAAGAAAAAGACATGGTGTCTTTGTATAAGGCTCTCAGTGAGTTCCGTCAGAATATCAAGCAACCCGCCAAAGATGGCAAAAATCCCTATTTTAAAAGTGCGTACGTGACACTTGAGGGTGTCATCAAGGCAGTCGATGAAGCCATGTCAGGCACGGGGCTGTCATTTATCCAGGAGGTAGCTACGGTTAACGGACTTCCTGCAGTGCGCACGGTTTTGATGCACGAAAAGGGCGGAGTAATGATGAGCGGATGGCTTAGCTTGCCTCTTAAGCAGAATGCTACCCCTCAGGACGTCGGCTCTCTCATAACATACGCCAAGCGATATCAGCTGGCAGGTTTCATGGGTGTTGCGAGTGACGTTGATGATGACGGCATGCAATCCAGTCAGTATCGGCCAAATCAAGGCTATCAGCAACAGAATTCCGGTTATTATCAGCCTCAACAGAATAGGCAGAACAACGGCAACGATGTAGTTGCTCATTGGCGTCAGGTGATGGCGGACGTTTGTCAACGATTAGGAACGGATCAGAAGACCGTTATGAATGCGATCAAGCAAGTCATTGCTGAATCTACTAGATACAAAAATTATGCCAACTGGAGCGATGCTGCTAAAAGAAATGCAGAAATTGCCATCATGAGGAATTTGGTAAAAGAGAACATGTAGGCATCCCTCGATGGATTTTTTAGGCTAGGCCTACGTTCAAATAAAGAGGCTTGTCTTACCTCCCTAGCACATCGTACCACAGGCAAGCTGTGGTTATCTCGTGCAAAGGAGGTGACAAGCCATGAAAGAAATAATAATCATCCTTATTTTAATCTATTTAATCTTGAATAGCAATAGGGCCTAGCCTAAAAGGGCGCCGACGCAGAGAGCGTCGGCGCCCTGGGGATGATTTTAGAAAGGAGGATACTTTTTTGAAAGTTGAAAAGATACGGCGCAAAGGATTTACTGTGATAAGCAATGATGTTCTGAATAATACTGCATTGAGCTGGAAGGCTAAGGGAATCTTTGCGTACCTATGGTCGCAATCTGATTCTTGGAATTTTTATGAAGTTGAAGTATTAAAGCATTCCACTGATGGGAAGGCATCTTTGAAGGCTGGATTAAAAGAACTTGAATCTGCTGGATATTTAAAGCGTTATCGTGTGCGAGACGGAAAAGGCTTTTTGAGAGAAAGCAAATGGATTTTGTCAGAAGAACCTATGTCCGATTTTCCAACGTTGGATTATCCAACGTTGGAAAACCGTACGTTGGAAAATCGGACACTAACAAATACTAACTATAACAATACTAATAATAACAATACTAACTTAAACGAAGACGCAGTCGTTGATACTAGTTTAGTTAACATAGAGGATCAGCAGAAACAGACAACCGACTGCGGCGGCTTCGCCAAGGTAGTCGACTTTTATAAGACCAACTTCGGCATGCTTAACAGCTACATGGCGGAAGAGCTGAGACAGACGTACGACGAGTGGAGCAGCCAGTCTGAAGAGCCTGGTGGAATCATCATCAAGGCTATGCAGATTGCGCTTGCGAAAAACGTTAGAAATTGGAAGTTCGTCTGTGGGGTACTTCGGCAATGGGAAGGAAAAGCACGCACACTTGCTGATGCGGAAACGCTGGAAGTGGAACACAAGAACCGACAATGTCGGCAGAGAGAAGCACGTATAGTCGGGGCAGATGTAAAACGCAATAGCGAAGAGCTTGACCGGCTTGCCAAGGAACAGAATGCCGGTATCGACATGGATGCGGAACTTGCTGAAATCAAGCGGCTTAAGTATGAAATGGGAATGCAGGTATGAGTGAATTAAGGAAAGGGAGAATGAAAATGAAAAAAGCAAAAAAACAACAGGACGTTGAAGATATCCTGAGCATTATCGTTAGCAGAATTTTTATAAGGCTTATAGAGGGAGAAACATTTGGCGAGATTGCCGGCGCCGGTTACATTTATGACAATATGGTTAATTTGCTTTGTGGCATTTACAAGTTGACGTTTGAAGAAACCAAAGAAGTCATGGAGCGGTGGAAATTTGACAGTGTGTTCAGAGATTGGAAGGAGAGGTTTGGCAATGCAGATGACAAAAGGCTTCATGATTGTCGATGAAATCATGAGTGATATTGAAAATGAAGTGAAAATGCATATCGAGCAGGGGTTCGAGATTGACGATGTTGTGGACAGCGAACTCAAATACGCTGACATGATATTTGTACTATGCAGTATCTACGATCTGTCGACAGCACAGTCTGAAACGATTTTCGAACGCTATGGATATGACGTACTGAAGAAATACGATTAACGGCATAATTAATGGACAAAAGGGAGGTAATACCAATGACTTATCTTGATGACTATATGAAATGGCTTGAAAAACACCGTGAAAAAAGCAACGGCTATTCTGAGCAGTTGTACAATCTGTGTGACTCGACGCGAGAATTTTCTGAAATGCTTGAAAAAGTGTTGTCCGATTACAAGCGTGAAGATGACAAGAGTGGGGCTTATGCGCTCAACTACTGCCTAGCCGACATGATGGCGGATTGCGCCAGGCTGATGCTGGCGACGTGGGGCGAGGAAGATAGAAGCAATGATTGACGGAGGGAAAGGAGAACGTATTAGTGCGAAATACACCTCATGCGGCTTCACATTTCGGAAAAAAGGTTGTCATCGACGGTCTTAAATTTGATTCGATGAAGGAAGCAAGCTTCTATCAGCTTTATCTTAAGCCGAGCGGCTACCAGTTTACCACACAGGAACGATTTACGTTGCTTGAGACATTCCCCCTGGAATTAGTCAAGCTTCGTCAGACGGTATATAAGAGCGACTTTGTCGTATATGACAAAGTCGGTTCAATCAAACACGTGTATGACGTCAAGAATGGTTATACAGAGTACGCCATAGACCAGAAGTCTAAAATAAAGTTTTCGCTGTTTGCGAGAAAGTACGGAATTCCTGTTGAGGTCGTTGTCATGCGTAAGAACTACTTCAATGTCGCTATTCTGGGCACTACGAAAAAAGTCAGGCCAGTGTCGATGGTCAACATCGATTATGACTGGCAGGACATTATCAGATAATCACACCATGGCAAACCAAACACTGCATTTGCCATGGGCACGGACCCTTAGCTCAGTCGGCAGAGCAGACGGCTCATAACCGTCCGGTCGCAGGTTCGAGCCCTGCAGGGTCCATCGCCCCTATATGCTCCGGGGCGAAAAAAGATATTAGTCTTTGACTTTGAGAACGCAAGCATTGACGGGTTTGGATACTCACAATTGAAAACCTGAAGTGTAGCGCAAATCGGGTCATAGATAGCACGCGGGCATCATGGCCAGCGCTCAAAGCGTAACGCGTGCATAGTCAACTGATTGTTCTTGAGTCGATGATCGGTTGGCTAGCCGTTACCAGGCGAACTCCTTTAGGAAATAGTTGTAACATACGGATAATCAGGCTCAAGTGTGCCGGGAACGGTCCATATGAGGAGGTTCGAGTCCTCCACCGGCGCATTGGAAGGAGGGAAGAAGATGAAAAACTACTTAGTGACCGTTGAAATCGACAAGGTCATTACAAACAAGTTGGTTAAAGCGGAAACTGCCGAAGAAGCAGAGAAGAAAGTAAGAGAAGAACCGGAGGAAGAAAAATGAAAGCAGAATTTAAAAATGGCCATTTTAGCGCATGCTATGGCGGCCACATAATTTACGAAAAAAGCACGCTACAAGGTATGACGAAAGCGGATTTGATTGAATTGATTGAATGCGCTCAGCACAACTACGAAGTTCTGCTTGACGAACGCGATCATTTTCACGACATGGTTTTGAAAATGGATAAAGAATTGGAGAAAGAAAAATGAAATTATGGGAGATGAAACAAAATGAATGAGGAAGAATTACTCAGACAACTGAAACACAATCTGGTGATATTTGCTAAAGACTATAGACGTATTTTTAAAGAGTATAAAGATGATAAAGATCAGCATTTAAGTTGGAGTTATAAAACAGCAATAGGACTAGCAAGAATATCTGGCCAAGACGTAATGACCAATTTAGGAATGCTTGAATATTTATGGGACAAAAAAGCCGAAGAACATGATGAAAAAATCAGACAAAAGTTAAAAGAGCAAAAGGGGAAGGAAAATTCCGATGAAAGAGATGAATAAACGTATTGTTTTTGCAGCATTCTTTACATGGGGTGTTGTCATGTATCTGTTTTACAGGTGGTGGTTAGTGGATTGATTGTGTACAGGAAACGGAAGATGAATAGAAGCATCCCCCAATAACTTTTTCAGGCTAGCCCCTTTTGCTGAGAACCAAAAAAGGTTGCCACCTCCTTTTAACGCATCTTATCACAGCAAGCTGTGATTTTGCGATGCTAAAGGAGGTGACAACCTTGGAACAAATCATTTTGATTCTCATTTTAATCTATTTGCTGATAAATAGCAAGTAGGGCTAGCCTGAAGGGCGCGCGTCAAAGCTAACGCATTGGCGCGCGCCCCTTGGGAGTGATGCAGAAATGAGGAAAGCAATTGATACGATATGCGGTACAATTTGCATTTACCACTCTGAATTCGAAAAAAGAGAGAAACTCGTTCTGAGTTTTGAAAAAATAATAAAAATTGAAATTTGAGCCTGTTGACAGGTGGAAAATTACAAAGGAGATGTACTTTTGAAAAAGACATTGAAGGATTATTGCAGAAATCACAAGACAAACTACGGATTTGACAATCCAGTTGCACGTGAGGCCAGCTGCCTTGGCCATCTGGAAAGCTGGGTTGAACAGGCAGTGAAGGAATACGAGAATTCTAGTCAGATAACCGCCGACACAAAGCTCTGGATCAACACCAATCTTGAGCGCATGCAGGGGTTCCTGGACCAACTGGAGGAACGGTAATGAATGACATGAATAAGTACGGGTGTCTGTTGTCTTTGGTGTTTCTTGTTTGGTGCATGCTGATGTTTCTGATATGCAACTGGTTGGTGAGGTGAGACGATGGGATTGAAGTTTGGAAAAGCGGTTACGATGATTGTGGAAAGATATGGCTGGAGTGCATTTGACAACTTGAATGCAATTAATGATCCGGATCTTTGCAAGGCTGTTGAAATGGTTCGGAAGGTCAGGAAGAAAAAGGACGATATACATGCGAATAAAACTGGTGCAGACTTGCGCCGTGCACGTCCGCCACGCGAGAAAATCGAGAAAATGGTTGATAAGGGAATGACTTATGCCGAGATTGGAGAGGCAATCGGCTCCACTCCCGAAGCGGCAAGCAAGACTGTCAGGAAGTATGGGTTGTCAGAAAGATACTGGTTTGCGCATGGCATGTACAATCTCATCAAATCAGATCCCTATCGCAAGTTAGTTGAGCAGAAGAAAGCTGAGCTGAAATCCTTGATTAATCAAGGAGCCACCGATGCCACCATAGGTGCGGAATTAGGAATGACCGTCAGTCGAGTCAAATACTGGATTAAGGAATGGAATCTAGGGCGTAGGAAGCATATTATCGCAACCGGGAGGTTCAGATAATAAGCAGGAGGGGAGGATTGAATGAACCCACAGAGATATGCTGTCCGTGTTGTTAACAGCAGAGCGTTATGGTATGCAAGGACTGATGATAACAGAATAATTACCGTATCCTCATCAAGCATCCCAAGAAATTTGTCCGATACATGGACTTTTGAAGAAATAAGAAACTATCATCTTGAAAATGCTTTGAGAATCCGCGTGTAAAACAAAAATGACTCCACAGGGGAGCCACTCTCTAAACAATCAACTAATATATTATAGCATTATAGCAAAGGGAGTGGCGTAGTGGAAGATTTACTGTTGGAGATCGATAACATCGACTATAAAGCAACTGCCAACAATGTTAAGAATTTCTTGGAAAATAAATTGCCCTGCATTTTGCGTTTGGCAAATTCCAGTCCATCAATCCTGGCATCACCGGTTATTTCCGACATGCCGGTTAATCGAGGCGGGGGCAATCACAGCGAAGAGAAGATGGTTAAGTACGTTGCTGCCAGAGCAATCATCGATGGGGTATCACGAGCGCTTGCACATTGTTCCCAGACGTCATCCCACATCCTCAAGGAACGATATGTTGCAGGCATGGAGAACTGGCAAATAATTGAGACTATGTACTGTGAACGCGCAACGTACTATAAGCTGCGAGACAAGGCATACAACGAGTTCGCCGACTGTTTGGAATTGCAGCAGGGTTGTCCGGATCTGCACGTGTATAAAAATTAGACGATTGCTAGACGATTGCGAGACAAACACTGGACACATACTAGACGCATGAGGTGCTAACATAGTAGTGTTGAATAGTTACGGATAGGGCAAGGGAAACCTTGTCTTTTTTAATATCAGAAAGAAGGTGTGGTGGTGTTATGTGAGCAGAGATCTAACTGCTAAACAAAGAGTTTTTGCAGACGAGTATTTAAAAGATGGTAATGCCTATCAGGCTGCAATAAAGGCAGGCTATTCTGATAACTATGCAAAGGCACAATCATCTAAATTGTTGGAAAATGTAGGAATAAAATCCTACATTGATGCCAAAATGTCCGAAATTGAATCTAAGAAGATAGCCACTGCACGCGAGGTAATGGAATTCTATGCGAGGGTGTTGCGTGGGGATGAAACGGAAGAGGTGGTTGTAGCCGGTCTTGACGGTGCTGAAGTTGTCGAACGCAAACCGCAGCTAAAAGAGCGGATTACCGTTGCCAAGGAGATTATGAAACGATACCCGTTAGCAGGAAACGATCCCGCCCTTGCCGAACAGTTGCGCAAGATTAAGGCGGAAGCCGATATCGCTGAATGGAAAGCTAAAGAGTTGCTTGGTGATAATAATGCAGAAGATAAAACAACATTGATAGATGATATTGGAGGCGAAGCAGATGGGGCAAACAATTAAGATGTCTAAACTGATTAATCCTCATTTCTATCGCCTTTGGCGCACTTCAAAGCCATATGTTGTTGCTAAAGGGGGACGCGGATCATTTAAATCATCTGTTATTAGTTTAAAGTTGGTAGCCATGGTTAAGCATTGGACTCAATTAGGAAAAAATGTATCTGTAATTTGTGTGCGAGAGAATGCCAGCTATTTGAGAGATTCAGTCTATAGTCAAATTAAGTGGGCATTGGATATGCTTAGTCTTTACGATGAGTATAAATTCTATACTAGTCCACTTAGGATCGTGCATAGGCGTACTGGAAGTACGTTTTATTTCTATGGCGCAGATGATCCGATGAAACTAAAGTCGAACGTGGTCGGGAACGTGGTTGCTGTTTGGTTTGAAGAAGCTGCAAATTTCAAAGGGCAGACAGTATTTGATCAATCGATACCGACGTTCATACGTCAGAAACCAGTATTTACGAATCAAGTTAAGGTTTTCTTCTCTTACAATCCGCCTAAGAATCCATATGATTGGATTAATGAGTGGGTCAAAAAATGTGAACGTGATGAAGATTACTTTGTAGACACGTCAACTTATCTAGATGATGAGTGGGGATTCACAAATGACGAACAACTTAAATTGATTGAGAAGTACAAGGTTAATGATCCAGATTATTATCGTTGGCTATATCTTGGAGAAGTTGTAGGATTAGGCACTAATGTTTATAACTTCGAGTTGTTTAACCGAGTGGATGAGATACCTGATAATGATTATTTAAGCGATCTTTATTTTTCGATGGATATTGGTCATGATGTATCTGCAACTACCTGTGGCGCTTATGGACTATCGGTAAACGGAAATCTATATGTGTTGGATACTTATTATTACAGCCCAGCAGGAAAAGTTAATAAAAAACCGCCAACGGAATTGGCACAAGATGTGCATGCGTTTGTTGAAAGAACATGCGATAAATACGATATGGATCCGGTTAATCTGACGGCAGATAGCGCAGACGGAGCATTAGATAACCAGTACTATTCAATGTTTGGCATCCATTGGCATAAAGTGGCTAAAAAGAAAAAAGTTGAGATGATCGACCGGGTGCAGGACATTCTTGCACAAGGTCGTATTTTTGTACTTGATATTGACGACAATCAGGTATTTTTGTCTGAACATCGTGACTATCGTTGGGATGAAAAAACATTAAACGGCGATGATCCTAAGGTAATTAAGGAAAAAGATCATACTTGCGATCAGTTTATGTATCTTTGCTTAGATAACGAACGCGACTTTGGCTTGAAGTGGTAAAGGAGGCGATGACGTGAGTGTGCTTTCAACGTTAAAGAATTGGTTCAGGAAAGGCGGTGCAAGTCTGGGCATGATAAAAAGTTTGACATTAGTCACTGATGATAGACGGATTGCAATGGATCCAGGCGAATATACGAGAATAAACGTAGCTAAAAAGTACTATTCTGATGATTTTAGACCTATCGAATTTATTAATAGTTACGGAGACAAACGCATGCGCAAATATGAGTCTGTCAATGTAACCAAGTTAGCTGCAAGAAGGTTGGCATCGATTATCTTCAACGAGAGATGCAAAGTAGAAATCGGGGATGATGAGAAAGCAAATGAATTGCTCGAACGCGTCTTTTTAGATAATGAATTCTACCTGACTTTTGAAGAATACCTAGAGAAATGGATTGCTTTAGGTAGTGGAGCTATCAGACCTTATGTACAAAATGACAAGATAAAACTTGCTTGGATCACTGCTGACCAATTTTATCCATTGCATGTAAACACAAATGAGGTTAAAGAAGCTGCGATCGCAAGTAAAACTACTGTCGTAGAAAATGACAAAAATGTCTATTACACGTTACTTGAGTTTCACGAATGGCAAGATGGCAACTATGTGATCACCAATGAGCTTTACCGTTCGGATAGCGCTGATAGTGTTGGGGTGCAAGTCCCGTTAAGCTCAATTGAAGAATATGCTGATACGCAAGAAACAGCAACTTTAACAGGGTTAGTTAAACCTTTATTTGCTTTCTTCAAGACTCCCGGAGCTAACAACAAGATGTTAGAAAGTCCGCTGGGGTTAGGTTTGATTGATAACGCTAAATCAACGGTAGACGCAATCAACCGCACGCACGATGAATTTATTTGGGATGTTAGATCTGGCAAAAGACGCATGGTAGTTCCTAAGTCGTGGCTAAAACGTCCAAATGCTAATTCAAGGCGTAGAGATACTGAAACCCACCCGCCGATGTTTGATCCAGACGAGACAGTTTATCAAGCTATGTACGGTGATGATGGCGATATCGGCTTTCACGATATGTCGGTAGCAATACGCGTCGATCAGTATTCAAGCACAATGGAATTTTTCTTGCACGAGTTTGAAAATGAGATCGGACTTTCGCAAGGAACGTTTACCCAAAGTGCTAGCGGTATACAAACTGCAACAGAAGTAGTTTCAAACAACTCAATGACGTATCAGACTAGATCAAGTTATTTGACTATGGTCGAAAAAACGATCGCACAGCTGGTTGATGCTATTTTAGAACTTGCTCAATGTGGCGAACTCTTTAGTGATGGGAAAGCTCGTTGGACTGGTGATGTGCAAAAGGTCAATATTAACATCGACTTCAACGATGGTGTATTTATCGATCAGGATGCACAACTTAAAAACGACCTACAAGCTTTACAAGCAAGCGCATTACCGATTAAACAATTTTTGATGCGTAATTACAGCTTAGATGAAGCCACGGCTGATGAATGGGTACAACAACTTGAAGAAGAAAAAGCAAGTAGTGAGCCTGCACCAAGTGGTGAAGTAGGCTTGTTCGGAGGTGCTGACGATGGAAATAGAACAGATGTTGGCGAAAGCGGACAAGATAGCTGATTATTACGTTAAATTACAGCAAAAGATCTTTTATTTGCTGATAGACAGTTTTAAGACGACGAGACCTGAATTGATAAATCAGGATGATCCCGATAGTATTCTAGAGTGGCGCTTGCGTGCTTTATCAAAGATTGGAGCACTGACCAAAGACACTATCAAAATAGTTTCAAACACTTCTGGCAAGTCCGAAAGCTATATCTATGATTTGATCAAAGATGATGGGCTAGAAGTCGCAAAGGACATCAACGCCGAACTATCTGATGCATTGAAACAAAATAAGCCAATCAGTCCAGAAGTCAATAGCATTGTCAGCAGTTATGCTGCTCAAACGTTTAGAGATATCAATAACAATGTCAATCAATCGCTGTTATCCACTAACTATTCAAAAAACGGGGCTGTGAGAGCTTATCAAGATATTATCAACCAAACGGTCTTAGAAGTCCAAACAGGTCTTAAAACTCCTGACAGAGCTTTAAAGGACAATATCTATAAATGGCGTGATAATGGCATCAAAACTAATTTGGTAGACAAAGCAGGGCACAATTGGAGCTTAGAAGGTTATACTCGTACTGTAATCCGTACTACTGCAGCTAGAACTTATAATGATCTGCGCATTCAAAGCATGAAAGATTTTGATAGCGTACTAGCGACTATGTCTAGTCATCCGGCATCAAGGCCAGCTTGTGCCCCTATTCAAGGAAAGATAGTCAATATTGTCCCAAGAGAAAGCCCCAGATGCGATCCTGAATATCCCAGCATTTATGATTACTGTTATGGTAAACCAAGCGGGTGTTTTGGTATAAATTGTGGGCATAAGCTATATCCGTACATCAAGGGTGTGTCGCATAATTTCCAAAAGCAATACGATCCTAAAGAAGCGATCGAAAAACAAAAGATCCAACAAAAACAACGGTACTATGAGCGCAATATCAGACGTCTAAAGTACGACTTAGATCTTGCCAGACGCCAAAATGACGTAGCAAGCGAGAGAAAGTTCAGTCAAGCCATTAGAGGGTATCAAGCTAAATTACGTGATCTAGTGAAGAATAACGACTTCTTGACACGGCAGTACGATCGTGAACAAATAGTTCAAACTGTAACTAAAATTGATAAAACAAACAAAACACAGTCACAGCTTTATGTAGAGACAATGCTAAAGAGCGGTCAGTGGGGTAAGAAAATCAATCCAGAAAAACAAGCACCGCATATTGAGTCCACTAGAGTAGAAGGTAAGAGCTATTTGTATGATAATGAAGATCCGCAGGCATTGATGGACAAATATGCTGGTAAGGGTAAATTAAACAGAACTAAAAATGGTTTTGGAAATAAAGAAGTAGTCTATGTTGACCATATCATTGGGATAGATTATAATTCGGGTGAAGAGACAAATTGGATCAAAATCCATCATTCTAAGAAAAGAACTCATATAGTTCCGTACAAGCCTAAGGAGTGACAACTATGGATCTAACTAGATATTGGGGAAAACAGGTAGATGTTATGGATGTTGATGGGATACGTTATAATGGTTTTGTTAGGGCAGTAACTATTCCAGGGGATTCAGACGATAATTGTTATGAAATTGATCTTATTGGCACAGAACAATACGGTGATGATTATTTAATCTTAACAGAGCATGAAATAAAGGAAATATCCGAGGTGGATAATGGCTAAAAGTGATAGTTATGCTAGATGACAAGGAAACTTGGTATCTATATTTTGATGCAGAAGATTATGAATTTATTCGAAGAAAATTTCCTGAATTACACAAATTAGAAGAATCGGAACGGATATTGATACTATTAATAAGGTATTGAAAAATGGTAACCAGATAGAAGATAGCGATAAAGCGGAAGGATATGCATACGATGGTTGGAAAGTTTTTGTTAGCAAAATTACAGGGCTTGTAATTACTATTGAACCATCCAAAAGAAAGAAGATAAAAAATGAGTCAAAAGTTGGATAATATGGAAATCGGATACTTATATTTTGATGCTAAGGATTATTTATTTATTCAGAAAAAGTTTCCTGAATTATATAATCTGTTTGAACAATATGTAGATAGGCGATCAAATGAAATAAGATTGGCTGTTACTGATAAAAGTTGTGATTATCTTGATAATAAAGTTTTGTTGGCCATTACAGAAAGTGCTGCTTATACACCTGATGGTAATCCAACTGATAACGCAGTTAAGTTAGAAACGATTTGGGATAAAGCTTAAACATCGGGAAACCGGTGTTTTTTGTTATAAAAAACTCTAATATTTGACCTAAGCAAGTCGTAAAAAGGCTTATTTTTTATGCGATCAGATCAGCGTGGGGCGTTCCACGTAAAATAAATACGTTAGGAGGTATCGCATAATGCAACGAGAATTTTTGCAGAATTTAGGACTTAGTGACGATCAAGTGCAAGCCGTTTTGACTCAACATGGTAAGTCGACAAATGAGATCAAGGGAAAACTTGCACGAGCAGAAGAACAGGTAGCAGATTTGCAAAATCAAATCGGTGATCGTGACAAACAACTGAAGAAACTTGAGAAGACTGTTGGTGATAATCAAGAGTTAGCCCAAGAAATTGATAAGTTGCGAAAAGAAAATGAGCAAACTGCCAAAGATTATCAAAGTAAGATCACGAAGCAAGCTAAAGATTTTGCAATCACTAATGCTTTGAAAGATGCAGGGGCTAAAAATACTAAAGCGGTTCTTGCTCTGTTGGATTTAGACAAGGTATCTGTTGATGAAGATGGTCAGCTATTCGGAATTGCCGAACAGTTAGAAGAACTTCAAAAGACGGATGCCTATTTGTTTACACCAAAGCAAATAGAACTAGAGAAAAAGGGCCCTGTCAACCTGTTTGCTGGTGGTAATCCTAGTTCTAACGTGGCTAAGGATCCTAAGAATATGTCATTAGACGAACAGACTGATCTATATCGAAAAGATCCTTCGCAATGGCAAAGTTTGTTCGGCAATAACAATAAATAGAAAGGCGGAATTTTAAATTATGGAAACACATTTATCAGATATGATTGTTCCTGAGGTCTTTGGGAATTATGTATTAAATACAGCACTTAAAACCAACCGCTTTGTGCAAAGTGGTATTTTGACACCAGATCCGGATCTTGGACCACATTTGTTGGAAGCAGGTACAAAGATCACAGTACCTTTTATCAACGATCTATCTGGTGATCCAGACAACTGGACCGACACTGACGACATCCCTGTAGATCAACTTACATCAGGTAAACAACTAGGTTTGAAATTTTATCAAAGTAAAGCCTTTGGTTACACTTCATTATCTCAAATGATCTCCGGGGCCCCTATCCAAACAACGATCGGTAATCGCTTTGCAAGCTTCTGGACTCGCGCTGATGAGAAAATGCTATTAGCGGTTTTGGATGGTGTTATGGGCGTAACGAAGGTTAAAAACAGCAAATTCTATGATGCAACTTCTAAGACGCCAACAGACGCAGCTTTCAGTGCCAAAGGTTTTATTGCAGCCATTGGTTTGATGGGCGATCTTCAAGATACTTCATTTGGAGCAATTGCCGTTAACTCTGCTACCTACTCAATGATGAAGTTGCAAGGGCTTATCGAAACTATTCAACCTCAAAATGGCGCTATGCCTTTTGAAGCATATAATGGTTTGCGGATCGTACTTGATGACGATATCCCAGTTGATCTGACTAACAAGCAAAAGCCAACAACAACGTCTTATATCTTTGCTCCAGGAGCAGTTCGTTATTCTAGCGTTTTGGCAAGTACTGAAACTAAGTATGATCCGATCAAAAATGGTGGGACAGATACGATTGTTCAAAAACGTGTAGGAACGATTCACGTTGCTGGCACGTCAGTTAAACCATCATTTGCACCAACTAAGAGCACATTCCCGACGATGGAAGAGTTTGGCAAGTCTAGCACCTGGGAAGTTGTTGATGGCATTGATCCACGTACGATCGGCGTTGTTGCATACAAAGCTGAGTTAGATCCTGCATTAGTTCCAGGCGCAGAAGTTACAACTGCTGGCCCAGGAGCTGCAGTTCCTGGTACAGAACATTAGGAAAGGTCGTGAGCTGAATGCTAAGCTTTTCAGAATATCAAGAGCTTGGTGGTAGGCTGACTGATGAAGTTATATACACCAAGTTGGAGCATGATGCAGTTCAACTTTTGAACACTGCGACACAGATGTTTTATGTTAGAAATGACATCAGCACTGATCAAGATGAGTGGCGGGTAAAGATGTTTAAAATGGCTTTAGTTGCACAGATTGATTACACAAATGACGTCGGTGCTTCGACAGAGTATGAAATGGCACAAAAAGCTGTTAAGAGTGTGTCTATTGATGGAACTACTGTTACAACTGACGGAACATTCAAAGATAGTAGCACTGGCGGGATCTATAATATTGCTTTAGATTACCTTCTTCAAACAGGCTTGCTTTTTGGGGGTGTGGACATATGTTAAAGCCACCAAAAAATATGTGCAATCAAAACATTATCCTGAAGCTTAAAGTTGAAGATCCTGACGATATTTACGGTGAGTCTACTGATTTTGACGAGATTAAGTTAGATAATTGTGTGGTCCACGCTCGTACTGTCTACGAAGGATCCAACAACAATCGTCAGATCGTATCAAATGCAACTGTTATGCTATATTCTGGGATCACGACACCATTTATTGAACTGACAAAGGATCATCTTGGCTCAAAGGTCGAGTACAACGGTATTGAATACACGTTGACAAACATCAGCGAGTCAAGAGATCCATTCAGTGACGAGCTTTATCAATACAAACTACAAGTTGTTTAGGGGTGAATTAAGTGAGCGTTAAAGTCAATGTTAGTAGTGACGGCTTAGATAGAAAGTTCAGTCATTCCAGCTTAGTTCGTGGTCGTAAAGCGGCGGCTAATGATGCACATCAAGCTATGGAAAAATACGTACCTATGCTTCATACCGATGCTTCAACAAATTTGCGGAGCATGTCATTTGTAAACAGTGACGGGACTAGCATAAACTACAATGCTGTGTACGCCAGAGCCCAGTTCTACGGTTTTGTTGGTCGTGCTCCGGGGCATCGTGTACATAATTACACGACTCCGGGGACTTCAAGACGTTGGGATTTACGTTTAAAAGGCAATAAGCACGACATGAACTTAGTTAAAGAAGCTTTTGTTAAGGGGGCTCAATGGAATGGATCTTGATCTCCAAGAATCATTAGCAAAATCAATTATTAAAGGTACAGGACTAAAGCTTAAAGTAGCTTATTTATCGCCTGATAGTGACATTGGCTTAGTACCTGTACAAGGATCGCATGTTGTTGAGGCTGATTATTCTGGTAATCAGTTATGGCAGTATAACTATGCGATTACGATCAAAACTAAAAGCGCACGAGAAGCTAAGGAGAAACTCTTTGCTATCAGTAACTATTTGAATGGCTTGGATGAGCTATTAAGTGGAAATGGTAGCTTCAGATTTAATAATTTAGAAGTTTCTAGTGCTCCGAGTGAATTACTAGAAGATACAGCAGGGACGGTGATGTATGAGTTAGACATCGCCGTTTTTGTATACACAAAACGATAGGAGGCCGTATAGATGGCAAAAAATACAAAGCCCATTGTGGGTACAGAATTAACAACTAAGGGGGCAGCGCTCAACGTTGTTAATAAATTATATCTTGATACGACAGATTCAACAGATCTAAATGATGTCACTACCGGCAAATGGGCGTGGTTAGCGTTAGATATTACGCAGATCACTCCAAGTGCCAATGAAACTTCGCAATCCGATGCTGACTATGCAGGTAACGGTTTTGGGTCTACTGAAATTACTTCTAAACGTTATCAATTAGCGGTTACTGGTAAACGTCACATTGGTGATGCTGCGCAAGATTATGTTGCAACTAAACAATTTGCGATCGGTAATGCTCTGCATACTCGTGCACTTTGGATTGATAATGGTGAAGCTATCTTGGCAGAGGTCACATTGTCAAACATTGTTCCAACGGGGGGTAATGCTAATGCTAGCCAAACGTTCCAAGTGACGATCGTGTTCAACGGTGCACCGGTTGCAATTGATGGCAAGCTGACAATGAGCGATCAACCCACAGAAGATGGCACATACACAGCGACAGTTACACCAAAGAACCAAGGCTAAAAAACATAGAAACAGAGACGAGAAATGTGAGACGAAAAAAGAAAGGGGAATTTAATTATGTCAGTACTTAATTTAGATCAACAATTAACAGTCGATAACAAAAAGACAGTCCAAATCGGTGGTAAAGAATACGAGCTTATCTTTAACGATAAATTTGCCAAGCTTGTTGCCGATATGCAACTCAAGGTGGCAGAAGCAACAAAAGACTTTGATGGCGATGCTAAATTAGAGCAATTTGCCAAGAAAGAATACGCTGAACAAAAAGAACAGTTGATGACAGCTTTCGATAAGGGCAAAGTAGTCGTCATTGACGCCTTAGATCAGTTGTTAGGTGAAGGCGAGGGTGAACGTTTGTACAAGCACTACAATGAGTCTACTCAAGCTTTGATCGCTTTAGTTGCCTTATTGAATAAAGCTGCAAATGATGCTGTGTGTGAAACTAAAGCTAAAAACCGAGCTGAGCGTCGAGCTAAATATAAGAAAAACCACTAGAGGTGATGTGGCATGCTAAGTTTAACGCAAGATCCGTTAAATGAAGTGATCTTCAATGGTAAGAGCTACCACCTAGACTTAGCTTTCGATACAGTTCTTCAATATCTACAGCTTTCGTCAGATGAAGATCTGTCAAAAGAGGAAAAGGTGGAGTATGCTATCACTCTCTTTTTGGATGAGCAAGATCTACCTAACGATCCAGAGTTTTATGAGCTAATATTTAAAGCTGTGAATGAAGAAATAACGGCAGATCCTTATGGCAATAATATGCCAAATAGTAACCCGTTTGGACTAGCGCCAATTAAGTATTTTGATTACGTTCAAGACGCAGAAGCTATTTTTGCTAGTTTTATGCGTGAGTATAAAATCAACCTACTCAAACAACGTGGGAAAATGCACTGGCGAGAGTTCAAAGCTTTATTTGATGGATTAAGTGAAAATTCGTACATGCAACGTATCATTTCCATTAGACAGCGTGATCTAAGCGAAGTTGATGATAGTAAGATGCGTCAGCAATTGACAGAAGCTAAAAGTTACTATGCACTAGACGAGCCGCAAAAAGAAGAAGTCAAGCAAGAGCACGTAGCACAGACATCAGCGTTATCTGCAATGTTCAAAGCTATGCAAGGTCAAGTAAAGAAAGGGGGCTAGTGAATGGCAGCAGATGCAAGTGTTGTTATTGATTTTGATGTCAAAATGCAACAATTAGAATCAGATAGAGATCAGATCAATAAAATTTTGTCAGCAATCGGTGAAAATACTGGCGACAAGCTGGATGACGAATTCAAAAAGTCAGCTGATAAAGTTGTAAGCGAGGCAAAAAATGTCAAAAAAGATGTTGATGCAGAACTCAAAAAGCCAACAGCCACGATCACACCTAAAGTTGATGATAGCGAAGCGCAGAAAGGTACACAAAAGATCATCACTAGCCTTCGTAAGATTCCTAAAGATCAAAAGGTAAAGTTAGATGCTGACGCTAAAAAGGCAGGCATAGACGATTTTACGAACCTTTTGAAACGGGTCCCTAAAAAAACTCGAACGGAGATCTTGGCTCAAGCGCAAAAGGGCGAAGTGATCGATTATGAAACGTTGCTAAACAAGCTACCTAAAAAGGTCTTGACTGAAGTTCAATTAAACGACAACGCAAGCGATAAGTTAAGGACTATTAAGAAAGAATCCGAAAATACTAAAAATGGCTTTACGCGCTTAAAAACTATTGTAGCTGGATCATTTCTTGGTGGTGCTGCGCTAAGCGGTGTGTCTATTCTTGTTGATGGTCTAAAAAATGTTGCCGTTGAAGGGGCGAATGCTTCAGATGCGATGGACAAATTTAGATCAACAATGAAACTTGGTGGCTTTGGTGAAGCTGAGATCAAAAAGGCCTCTGATCAAGTCATGGACTATGCTAACAAGACGGTCTATGACCTTGACGACATTTCTAATACGACCGCTCAGTTAGCCGCTAACGGTGTTAAGAACTACATGGGGCTAACAGAAGCCGCCGGGAATTTGAACGCCCAAGCTGGTGGTAATGCTGAAACATTCAAATCGGTTGCAATGATGCTTACTCAAACTGCTGGTGCTGGCAAACTGACTACTGAAAACTGGAATCAACTTGCTGACGCTATTCCGGGTGCTTCCGGTGTGCTACAAAAAGCAATGAAAGACGCCGGCGCATACACTGGCAATTTCCGTGATGCTATGGCTAACGGCCAAATCACGGCGGAGGAGTTTAGCGACGCTTTGATGAAGCTTGGACAGACAGACGGAGCTAAAAAGGCTGCTGAGTCAACTAAGACTTTTCAAGGTGCGATTGGTAACTTAAAAGCGGCAGTCACTGACGGCATGAAGAATGTCATAGACGCTTTTGGTAAGGATCGTATCACCGGGCCTATTAACGGTTTTAGTGGCGCAGTTCAGGAGGCATTTGGGAAGGTCACAAAGACGATCGAGAAAAATAAGAAAGTTATCGATAACGTTGGCGCGGTGTTCTCTAATGTATTTAAAATAGTTGGTGTTGTCGGTAAAGCAGCTTTTGATACAGTGAAAGACGCCATATCTGGTAGCATAAAAGCTTTTGACTGGGTAATGGAAAAAGTTAATAAACTGGTTCCCGGCATGAGCAAGCTAGGCAAAAGTACCTCATCAGTGACTAAACACGAAAAAGCTTTAAGAGCTGTAGGGGTCGCAATCGGTACTATTGTTACAGCTCTGATCACTTTCAAAACAGCTCAAAAAGCAGTGGCAGGCGTTAGTTCGGCAATAAAGACATTATCCAATGTGACAAAAATCGCTTCCGGTGTTCAAAAAGCTTTTAATTTAGTGATGGCCGTTAATCCGTATGTGTTGATCGCTACCGCTATAGTTGCGGTCGGAGTGGCCTTTTATCAAGCGTACAAGCATTCTAAAACATTCCATGATGGAGTAAACAAAATTGCTAAAGTAGTTGTGTCATTTGCTAAAGATGCTTGGAAACACATTTCGGATCTATTCAGCAAAGTTACAAAGATCGTTAAGAAAGTCTGGAAAGAGATTGAACCGATTGTTAAGTCCGGAATGAAAGTTATTCGTGCGGTGATTGAGCTAGAAATGGCTATCATTCAAAAGGCTTGGAATAGAGCTTGGAATACACTCAAAACGGTCGTTCAAGCGATTTGGAAAATCATGGAACCGATCGTTAAATTAGGAATGGGAGTTATCAAAGGCGTTATCTCTGGAACGATGAGTATCATCAGTGGCCTTTGGAAAGGCGCGTGGAATTTGATCAAGGGCGTCTTGCATGGAGTTTGGGAGATAATGAAGTCAATCGTAAAAAACGCCTTAGATGTGATAGCAGACGTTATCAAGATTGTAACTAATGCAATCAAAGGCAACTGGTCCGGTGTTTGGAAAGGCATTAAAAACCTATTTAGCGATATTTGGAATGGTATCAAGTCTACTGGATCGGGAGCAATCAACGGTTTAAAAGATATTATTATCGGAGTTGCTAAGAGTATTGATAGTGCTTGGAGAGGAATTTGGAACGGGGTTGCAAAATTCTTTAGTGGGATTTGGGACGGCATGAAAGACGCTGCTAAAGCTGGGTTTAATGGCATTATTGACTTTGTTAATGGTGGTATCAAAGGTATTAATAGAGTTGTTCATTCCTTCGGTGGTAAAAAACAGACCATTGACCTCATTCCACGTTTGAAAAATGGCGGACGTATTTCAAAATCAACACTAGCATTAGTCAATGATGAGGAAAGTCCAACATATCGAGAAGCTATTTTCAGGCGTAATGGTTTGGTTGAATTACCGCAAGAACGCAACGTTCTTACTCATCTTGAAGCCGGCGACGCAGTCATGCCAGCTAAACAAACAGCTATGTTGCTAGGACTACCGCAATATAAAAACGGATTCGGTGATTGGTTAGACAAAGCGGCAAACTTTGTCGGCGACGTTACAGGTGATATCGGTGATTGGTTAGCTGATAAGATAGATCAACTAGAAGATGCTCTAAAAGATCCGTTAAGTATCTTGATGAGGCTTTTCAAAAAGAGCAAGAATAACGCCGAAGCTGTCTGGCATGACATCGGTGAAGGTGCTGGCGAATATGTACCTAAACAAGCTGTTGACTGGTTCAGAAAGACACTCGAAGGATTCAAAAAGAAGTTTGATGAGTCTGGTGGCTCTAATCCGCCGGGAGAAGGCACCCAACGTTGGGAACCTTATGTTAAAAAGGCGTTAGCCGCTAACGGTTTACCAACATCAGCTGCTTACGTACAGGCTTGGTTGCGTCAAATTCAAAGTGAATCCGGGGGGAACCCTAAAGCGGTACAAGGTGGATATGTCGATATTAATACGTTGACTGGTGACTTGGCTAAAGGGTTATTACAAACTATTTCAGCAACTTTCAATGCTTATAAGTTTCCTGGTCATGGCAATATTTTTAACGGTTACGATAACATGTTAGCAGCGATCCACTATGCTAAAGCTCGTTATGGATCAGATATGCTTGCTGTCATCGGACACGGTCATGGTTACGCTAACGGTGGTCATGTCTATAACAAGCAATTAGCTTGGATCGCAGAAGATGGAGACGAGTTTGTGATCAATTCGAGGCGCGACAATGCAGATAATCTACTCCTGAATGCGATAGCCCAACGAGCTTCTGTCGCTCCTAACAGCCCATCTGCGAGGTTGGCTAAAATGGTTGATCAGACTAGATTCAGTTCTGTTAATGGTTATGGTATAGCGGTACCCTCAGTAACAGGGCAACAATCACAGGCATTAACGTTGACGGATAATGATAACATTGACTATACATCTCAACTTAAGAGCATAGGTTCAAAACTTGATGATATTATGCAGAAAAAAGTTTTCATTGATGGTTCAAGCTTTTCAAAAAGCTATGAACGATATGGCGCCGTTGAACGTAACAGAAGGAATACGATGATGGAAAGGGGGATGTCGATTGACTCAAGAATCTAGGCCATACGGATTTGAATTTAATGGTCGGCATTCAAGCGAGTTTGAGTTGCGTGTATTGGATACTAAATCAGTTACTCTACCTGCCAAGCGAAAATCACAGTTGCAGCTACCATATCGAACAGGCTACATTGACCTAAGCAATCTCTATGGACTCAATACGTATGATGAGAGGACGGTAACTTTTCCATGCAAACTACCTTATGGACGTTCTGATTTGTCTACCTTAAATCTAAAGCTAACCGAGCTGATGAACTGGCTGATGAAACCTACCGGCAAGATTCTGCTCAAGGACGATGCGATGCCGGGTTATGCGTTTCTCGCAGAAGTGCAAACGGCACCGACAATCGAAGAAGAATGGGACTTTTGCAAAGTTACGATTGTTTTTCAGTGCTACGCATATCGCCTGAAGCGCTGCTACGATGACGTCTGGGACACGTTCTACTTTAATCTTGATGCAGCCTCTAATTTGGAAGTAACGGTTAACGGTCATGAGAGCATTCTGTTGATAAATACAGGTCATAACCGGGTTCGGTTGACTGTGACCTGCTCCACGGCCATGTCTGCGTCAGTCAATGACCACGTCTTCGCGCTTAAAGCCGGGGACAATGTCAATCCTTACCTGGAGCTGATGCCCGGCGAAAATGTCGTTAACATCGAAGGCACTGGTAAGGTTAAGTTTAAATGGACGGAGGAAGTGCCATGACAAAAGGGTTTAGAATTACGATTCGTGAAGGTTGGAACGGGGCGGAGAAGGTGCTTAACTCGGATATCTTCCCGCATTATCGGCTCGTTTCGGCTGTTTTGTCTAAAAGCACTTCATCTTATGACACGTTCACCTTCACGATTGACCCGACACATGCTTTGTATACTGAAATCGATCCTTACAAGTGTTTTGTAAAAATAACTCGTCCGGACAAGAATGCGACTCTTTTCGAAGGGCGAGTTTTAACGTATACGGATAGCATGGATAGTTCGGGTACGGTTGAAAAGCAAGCTACGTGTGAGGGCTTGGAAGGGTTCCTGCACGACAGCGTACAACCGTGGAGGGAGTTCCATAACACGACGCCAAAGGACTTTCTGCTGTCTCTCATAACCGAGCACAATAAGCAGGTCGAGTCCTACAAGCAGATAACGCTCGGGACGGTCACGGTGACAAATTCAACGGATAACGTGTATCGATATGCTGATGATACCAAAGATACGTATGATAACATACAAGACAAGCTCATCAGTCGCTTGGGTGGAGAAATGAGACTCCGAAATGAAGGCGGGAAACTGTTCCTGGACTATGAACCTGAGATATCGTCGGAATGCCCGCAGAGAATCGAGCTTTCGCACAACATGGTCTCGAGCTCACGGAACGTTGATCCGACAGAAATCGTAACGGTGCTCAAGCCACTTGGCGCAACTCAGGAACGTCAGAACAGTGATGGCAGCACCGACGTTTCAAGCCCGCACTTAACAATTGCCAGTGTTAATGGAGGCAACGATTATCTGCGTGACGATCAGCTGATCAGTCAATTCGGAATCCATGTCAAAACTGAAACATGGGAAGACGTAACAACGCCACAGGCTCTGCTTGCAAAAGGCAGGGCTTTTCTTAATGCTCAAAAGGCGATTAAATATCAGCTTCAAGCCGGTTATATCGATTTGTCTTTCCTGGAAGAAACTATCGGGATGATTGAATGCGGGACCTATGTCCGCATTGTCAATCAGCTGGAGGGTCTGTATGCGACGGAACGCATCGTGGCCATGTCGCTTGATTTGTTGGACGTGGCAAACTCAACGTTAACGCTGAGCGATAATCCGATTGATTTGGATACGTATCGATCGCAGAAACGGTCAGAAACCGACGCACAGAAGGCGCTGATCAACAGATTGATAATGCGTCAATCAAAGAGCAACAAGGAAATTGCTGATTTGTCCAAGCAGAATCAACAATTGTCCGACAATTACAGCAAGCTGTCAAGCGATTATGCCAAACTGTCTGAACGAGTTAAACAGATTGAAAACAGCGGTGGCAATACCCCGGCTTGGACGTCTGGTAGCAAATTTATTGATTTGTCATCGAACAATGGCAGTCAGGCTCAGTCATGGTATGACAGCTTGCACCAGAGCGGAGTTAAGGGCTTGATGATCAAGCTCACCGAAGGCTCGGAAGCGGGCAGTGCGTATCTCAATCCATTGTTTGACGAACAGAAGAGCCGTGGCATAGCCGCCGGTATGAAGTTCGTGGGAGCGTACCACTATCTGCTGGCAGTGTCTGTTGTCGACGCGCAGGCGGAAGCACGATGGTTCTTAGGCAAGCTCAAGGCCAAAGGTATACCGACAACTGCTGTTGTATCGTGCGACGTTGAGGACAGTTCTCTTGCCAAGGACAAGGCAACGCTGACTGCGGAGGTGGATGCCTTTTACAAGGTACTGACCGATGCCGGCTATACGAATACATGCGACTATTCGAGTGCGTCATGGTTCAGCAGCCGCTTTGACAGTCACGCTAAGTATAAATGGATAGCCAGTTGGGGTGCTTCCGCCAAACCTGCGGGTGCCGATGCATGGCAATACACGGACAAGTACAATGGTGCCAGCCTGGACTGCAGCTACAGTTACAATCAGATTTTTGTCTAGGGAGTGATTTAATGACAGTAGATTACAGGGATCCGACGCATATCATGCCGACTGATAGTCCTGTTGACCAATCCAAGGTGTCTGAGGCAAATAAAACGTTGGCTAAGTGGTTGCGCCAGAAAATGTATGGTGTTGACGTGAGAGAATCGTTGGCCAGGCTTGCAGAACAGACGTCTGCTGACGTGTATGATGACAGGCAGACGGTTCTTGATTACAAAAATCATGCAAACAACGAGGAGCAAGCGTTGCGCAATTTGGCCAACAAGCTCTCCCAGGAATTCAACAGTATTCTGAATTCCAAAGCCGACAATGCCGAAGTCGTTAACGCGCGTATTGATGTATCCGGTGCAGTCTATGAGACGCTTAAATCGAGACTGGATGCAATGCAGCTCAATCTCAATACGTTTTACCAAGCCGGACAGGTAGATCCGCAACTGCATATCTTGTGCGTCAAAGACATCGCCACTGATAGCGATAATGTCAGGTCCTCGCCCATGGTGCAGATTACAGGAGGGACCAGTCCTGACGGTGATTTGACGGTGACGTCATCTACACGGCTAAAAATTGACAAGGTAAAGGATGTGTAAATCGTGGCTAAAATCAAAAAAATGATGGAACTTGAAGAAAATGGCGATGAGCAACAGTTCTTCCCGCAAACACACGCTGATGCCGTACTGGATTTGCACGAATATTTAAAAAAATATGTGATACCAGGAGCGGTCAACGGCAAGGACGGCAGAGACGGTACGAACGGGTTAAGCGCATATGACATCGCTGTTATCCAGGGGTTTAAGGGCACGGCAACTGATTGGATTCGTTCTTTGAAAGGTGACAAGGGCGATAAGGGAGACAAGGGCGATACGGGCGCAACGGGGCCGATTGGCTTGACCGGTGCGACAGGTCCTCAAGGTATCAAAGGTGATAAAGGTGATAAAGGCGATACGGGCGCAACAGGGCCGATTGGTCTGACTGGTGGTACCGGCGCACAAGGCCCTCAGGGATTGCCGGGAGCCACCGGACCGCAGGGTATTCAGGGCGTGCAGGGACTCGAAGGTGCTACTGGTCCTAAAGGAGATAAGGGGGATACCGGTTCACAAGGGCCACAAGGCGTTAAGGGCGACACAGGAGCAACAGGGACTGCCGGTGTACGTGGGCCTCAAGGTATACAAGGGCTCCAAGGTCCCAAGGGGGAACGAGGAGATTCCGGTGTCACTGTGCCGGCAAACGGGTTCTTTACGCTGACCGTTGATGCCAACGGGGATTTGTGGGCAGTTTCGAGCGGAAGTGATGCTCCTGAATTCTCGCTCGATTCGGATGGTAATCTGTACTATGTTACAAATGAATGAGGTGAGTAAATGACAAAGACGTTAATCGGCAACATCAAAGGGCCTAAGGGAGATACCGGGTCACAAGGTCCTCAAGGTGTCAAAGGCGATACGGGAGCTACAGGAGCTACTGGTCCGAGGGGACCACAGGGTATACAGGGTCCAGCCGGTCCGACACCGACGATCGGATCAAATGGAAATTGGTTCATCAACGGCACTGACACCAAGAGCCCAAGCCGCGGTTCACAAGGTCCTCGGGGCGTACAGGGCGTGCAGGGTCCTCGGGGCGCAACTGGATCACAGGGACCGACTGGTGCCACAGGTCCGGCCGGTCCGACACCTACAATCGGAAGCAACGGCAACTGGTTCATCAACGGTGTCGATACTAATAAACCCAGCCGTGGAATGCAGGGCCCTCAAGGAGTTCAAGGTCCGAGAGGCGCAACTGGGGCCACCGGACCACAAGGCATTCAAGGCCCAAAAGGGGCTACGGGAGCAACCGGTGCAATCGGAGCAACTGGAGCAACCGGTCCGCGCGGCCCCCAAGGACCAGCTGGACAAAACGCAACGACAACGGCAAACGCTACGCAGAAAACCAACGGTCTGATGTCGTACACCGACAAAACCAAGTTGGACACTCTGCAAATAGTCAAAATTACTAAGATAAAGGATGTGTAAACTATGACGTATATCGCACAACTATCAGATGGATCTAACACGCAGTTTTTCCCGCGCACTAGATGGGATGCGTTGCTTAACGTTCCATCGTTGGTACAACCTAGCGCGCTTAAAATTACCAGATGGGATAATGCTGTAACGGCTAAAAATGGCTGTGAAATTTCTAGTGGAAGCAGTTTAACGCGCTTAGATTTCGTTAATTTCTCTATACTAAATGTATATGCCTGGATTAAACTACCTAAGTTGGATGTGTGGAAATATGTAGAGGTGGCATCAATCCCTAAGGCTGCTCTTAATGGGTATTCAAAAACACAAGAACTGACAAGTAAACGTTTTGTTGATGAAATTAAATTAGATTTAGGTATAACTACAAATAGTACTCTAGCCGTTTATTCTCGTACGGCAATTGCTTCTGGAAGTGGTTTCCCGTACATGGTATCATACATTCTCTATAATTAAGGAGGAAAATCATGCTAATCTACTATTACGATGAAAACAATACGTATACGCACTCTGACTTAATAGGTGATGATGCGGTCATGCCGGCCAACGCAACTAAAGTTGCTCCTCTTGACGGAAACGGGGCTGGACTGTACGAACCGATTATTTGGCACCCAGAGACCCAAACCTGGACAGGGGCAACGAAAGAGGAATATGATGCGGCTCATCCGGCTGATACAGTAGTTGTGACGCCTACCGCTGACCAGCAGGCACAGGCTCAGCAGATGGTTGCCATGGCCAACTTGACAAACCAGGTTGCCATGCTGCAAAAGACGGTTGCGACGCTGATGGTTCAGAATGCAGATTCGAAGGAGGAAATGAAGAATGTATAGTTATGATATCGTAAGTGAATTTTATAAAATGGGCCTTTTCACTAAAGAAAATGTGCAGCTTTTTGTGAAGGTCGGTCTTTTTGCCAAGTCTGACTATGACAAGATGTTCCCGGAAGATACGGTAATGGCTTAATTGCTATGTATGCGGAGGGCGGGTAGGATAATAAGATTGAGGTGATAGTTTGATTCATGGGTTATGGGGACTGAGTTGGGGAGAAATCCTCAGTTTGGTGACGCTCATCGGCGGGTTAATCACACTTGGGTCCAAACTGTTCAAGAGTGGGATTGCCAATGTTCTGGCCCCGCTTAGGTCGTCACTCGATGAGCTTAATGTTAATCTGAAGAGATTGAATGGGAATTTCCACAGGCAGGAATCGGAAATCGAAAAAATCAATGAGGATCTCAGACATCATGAACTGCAGCTGCAGGAGCACGATTTGGAAATTAAGAATCTTAAGGAGGATACTAATCATGGGAGATAAAATCAGAAAGGCACTATACAATGCAGACGGAACGCTGAATCGGGGGACGGTAGTCGGACTAGTGTCGGCGCTGCTGCTTTTTGCTCAGCAGATTGCCGGGATTTTTGGGCTGGATTTGACAGGACAGATGTCTGCGGTGCAGGACTGTGTAAATACAGTGCCTGTCTCTTATACACATCTCCGAGCCCACGAGACGCTC